ATTATCAGGGTTGTTCGGGTCCAGTTCTGCGGGTATCGGTTCAGGTTCTTTAGGCTCAGACGCCGCCGCTATTTTAAGCTCAGGCATGTTATGCCTTTTTCTTAAAAACGCCTCGTCCTCAGGTTGCGGGGTATACACGCCCATATTATAATAATAATTCAATATCCGCGCCAGTTCTTCCCCGACCTTTTCGGTAAGTTCCCCCTTCATTTCGGGATATTCTTTTTGTTCACCAAAATTATAAACGATTAAATCATTCCACACCCGCTGCATTTTTTCCGCGATATATTTTATTCGGCCAGTAACCATAGAAAAAAAGAAGTCAATATCGGCAACGCCAAGGCTGTAAGCCCCACCGTTCCCGCCCTGTCCAAGTTCAGAAAATGCAGCCGCTCCACATTTTGCAATATTAGTATCTTCAAGCCGTATTGCCGTTACTACCGCTTCGGCTTTAAAATCCATTGTTATAATCTCAACGTCAAATCCTTCAAACTTATCATTTGTGCTTGTACCTGTCTTTTTTAAATACGCATTTTCATGCGCAACGTAATTTTGTACCGCCTCAATAAACGCGGTTTCCTCTGCTGTGTCGAGTTTTCCCGGCGGGACTGTTATTACTATCAATCCCAGCGCAGATTTTTCAAGCCCGATGCTCAACAATTTGTAATAAACATTTTTGCGCCAATATGGCCCATAAGCGAGACGCAGAACCGAGCGGCCTTCGACATTGCCGCCTTTTCTCTTTTCGGTGAGGACAATCAAGTTTTCGCCCGGCATCCACGTGTCGCAAAATGGGGTTGTATAGTTAGTCTGTTGATGTGCGGCTAAAATATCACCGCGGCTATCCATGCGCCAGCCGGTAATAGATGATTGGTCCCTAAACCCGAGCGTATGCAGCCGCCATATTGCCCCAAACTTAGGGTGCGTATACGGCTCATAATCGAGCGGTTCAAAAACTGCGTGTCCAAAAAAGATATGACTTCCGAGGTCGTTTAAATTCTCATCAGCAGTTTTATTAAAGCCGTGCTTCCACTGCCACTCACAAAGGTCTTTGTGTGCCTCGCCGTTTTTAACGTTTGGAATTGAAAAACTGTATTGCGCGGCTTTTATAACGCCCATAATCGATGTTTCTAAAAGTCCAACCTGATAATCAGACCGCAACATTTTTTCAAACGTTATCGCGGCGATAGGACCCTTAAGGTCTGATATATATTCCTCATTAAAAACATCCCCCCACATGCGCGTTGCGACAACGCCCGTGCTTTTAATCTTTTTTGTGTTTGCTGCCTTGTCACTTGCAGCAAGCTCAGTTGCCGATAATACCTTTTGGTTATCGTTTAAGTTCTGGAGCTTTGCAGTAAGAGCGGCAGGGCTTGATACCGTAGACCGCTTTATGTTTAGCTGAGGTATTTTTTTAGGCATTTACCACTCCCCGTTTTTAAACGATGTTGAGTTCTTTTGTTTGTCATGCGTAAACTTAGCGTCCGCGCGCATGGGAGCAAAAGTCAGGGCCAGCGAATCTGCTTCGTCCGGGCTTTCACCGCTTGCGAGCTGCATATTTTCTTTTGGCTGTATCTGGATTTCACCGCTTGAGTTTATGCGATACTTAATAAGCTTTAATTGATTTATAAGATTGTCATTGTCCGCGACAAGTCCTTGATTGCCGTCAAATTCGCCCTCACCGATAAACCACTGTTTTCATCTCCAATAACACTGAGCGCGGACATTTTTATATTGTATTTTGCTGTTAGGGATTTTGTCTGCCGTTCCGCCCAAAATAACGGGATTGATATAAAAATTTTGCTCCTTAAGTCTATCTGTGGGACCACCGCCCATACCTGCATCATCCAGGCAGACAGCTGACGCTTTTAAATCCCAATCTTGCATAGCTTCAACACACAGCCCCACAGCGGTCATTAAACTTTCGGTTTTGGCTGATTTAATAACGGCGGCTTTGTTTCCGTTTCTTAAGGTCAATGATGTTCTGTTGCCACCTCGCCCTATATCAACGCCGAGTATATTATCCCTGCTTTTTTCCATGGTTACCGGAGCGATCGCCCCGTTGATTATATCCTCGGTCAGCAATAACTGATACCCCTCTTCATCAATTTCGTTTTCAGCAGGAAATTTGCAATCATAAAACACACTAAAAAACATTTCCTTACGCATTTCCGCAATAAACGATTCCGTGAATCTGCCCTCTGCAAGCGCGTCTTTATAATTTATCCAAATCTTATGTGTCGTATCATCGGTCATTGTTTTATAAAAATGATTGCGTTTTAAAGGATTTGCAAACTCCATTAAAAAACTGTCCTTATGTCCGCCGAGCATACGCTTTATATAAGCGTATAAATCGTTATCCATTAAAACTGAATCGTCAATATAAATATCCTGCCCGCCGAATCCGAGTAACGCCTCCCCGAGCCTCTTTTTGTTTCTATTCTCAGCGGATAAAATTTTAATCTGCCCCCCGCGTTTAAATGTCAGGTTATCCCGGCGCCGTTCCCTACGTAACCGCTCAATCGCGCCCCCGTCAATCGCAAGCTGGCTTGAAAACACTTCGCTGTCAAACACGTGTTGATTAACCTGCCGCATTATTATTTCAGCCTTTGCTTTTGTTCCGCCGATTATAACCTGTTTGCGCGGCGTCAATACGCCCTTAATTATTATCCCACACGCGGCGCAAGTACTCTTCCCGTACTGGGTCGGAGCCACTACGCCCACGCGCTGATGAGGCATTAAAACAATTTCGCTTATAATGTCTTTTTGGGTTTTTGTAAATTCGAGAGGCTTTTTAGCGTCATCAGTAAACAGGCTTGTAAATTCGTTTAGCATTTCGGTTTTAGCTGGAGCGCAAAGGGTCATTTGCTTGACTCAATTATTTTAGCGGCTTTAGCAAGCAGCTGGTCTATTTTACTTATCTGGCTTTCGTCCGCACGAATTTCCATTGTCTGCTCATCTCTGTACCCGTGTACTGCAAGTAACAATCTTACAATCGAACTGTTAAAATTTCCTTTCAGTCCCTCTGATATTAATTTTTTAGCCTGCAAATTAACGACAATATCCACCGTGCCCCGAAAGTCTTCGTTTACTTTACCGTATTCATACACTTTGTTACGCGGTATACCAAGATACAACGCAAGCCCCTCGATTGTCGGCACGGCTTCATCTTTTTCAAAAGTTTTAATATAATCTTTTGTTTTTTTAACAAAGGATTTATCATACTTGCTTGGCCGGCCCATTGGTTTTGATTTGACAGGGATAGTTTTATTTTCAGGATTTTTTAATACTTTCTTTTTATTGTCCAAAATAAAAACCTCCCGCGTGAAAAGTTTCTTTCTTTACGGGAAGTATAAAGCTTTTAAATCATTATGTCAAAATAAATCACTGCTAAAAAAAAAGCAGTTTACCTGTTTTTGTTGTGCTTAAAATATCCTTTCAACACAAACCGGACAGTACTATAACAATATCCTGTTACCACTGCTGTTTCCCTGTGTATTGATTCTATCTTTACATACCCTAATTCTTTCAACTGCTTTTCATAAACCTGTTTAAATACGGTTTCAATCTCTGTTTTTTTTCTTTTGTTGTATTCGGCTTTTAAAACGTCTTTAATCATGCCTACCACCTTTTCTTAGTTTTGTGTTTTGCGCGCACCATATCTTTGGATATATCCCCATAATTGCTAACTGCCCTAATTCGCTCTTTTGTTGTCATGGGTTCAAAATCCTTGTTTAAAAAATAGTTTGCAGGGTCTTTAAACACAGCTTCGGGCGTTACGCTATATTGCGCCGCAGCCTTGCACACCCTGGGCCCGTACTTCTTTAAAACAGCGTCCTCAAACCGTGTATTGTTTTTCACTCCCCCGCCTCCTCAATCATATTCCTGTTCACCTTTTCTTTTTTTAATTTCATTATCGGATTCCCGTTCGGCGCTTTTGTTACGACCGTAAATTCAACCTCCACCATATTGTTTTTTAACCACCTTAAAATATTACATTCCTGACCTTTAGCCGCGACCTGTAAAACATAATGCTCTTTTTTGACCGGGTTCCAGTACTGGACAGGCCGACCAAACTGATCCGCACGGCAAAGCGATTCTTTAAAAACCTGTTTGTTTTCCATTGTCCACCTCGTTAAAATATTTTGGGGCTATCCGACCGCACCATTCAGCTATTTCGCGACACATTCCTTCTGTCGGCTTTCCATATATCCACATTTCATCACATATTTTTAATAATTCAATTCCCATTTCTATCCCCGCGTTACGCTCGTCCTCAGCTCCCTCGTTAAAAAATCTCGTGAAATACAAATGCGGCGCTACTGGTAAATATCCTGCTTTTATAGCCATTTTGCAATATTGCTCTGCGTTATGAGTGTTTTCTGCGATATTTCCACGGTACGGACTACAAATAAAAACCTTTTTCATTTTTCCTCCTTAATCGTTACGTAGCAACGTACTATTTTGTACTTGACTATTGCCTTTTTATTAAGCAATTTTAACAAGGCTTTTGCCACATGCTTTTTAAACTTAACGCTACAAACTTCATGGTTAAATGACTTCCTGATAATAGCCCATGCCTTAACCTTTGTCATTGTTATCCCTCCTCGCCTTTTGGCTTGAAATTAAAATCAACGCTTAAAGCGTCCTCGACAAGAAATCTTTGCCAGTTTTTTACTTTATTAATTTTAAGTTTTTGCATCTGTGCTTTTTTGACTATACAAATTAATCCACCTTTTAGATAAATAGCTGTGTATCCGCATTTAACTTTTTTCGGACACTTCACCGGCTGTTTCATATCCACTCTCCTATTTTATGATTACTCGGCACTCAGTTTTGCAACACGGCAAAGGGTCAGTGTACTACGCACGCCTCGGCACGTGCCGACTGTTACTCCTCCAATACT